CTCTGGGAAGAATGGAAAGCGAAGTACCCGCCACTTCATGTTGAAGGCTTGGTTGCTTTAGCGAATGACCGTGATTCAATGAAGAAGATACTGGCTTGGAGATTAGGTGATGGCAACAACTGAAGAAATGATGCGGCTTATTGAAGCAAGCCAATATGAGCAAAAGCGTCAGGCTTTGCTTAAACGGAACATGGCTTATGCCGATCCTCAATGGCAATCAAAATTAGCCAAACTAACGCCAGAACAGGAAGCTGCCTTTATGAAATGGGTGGCTTCTAATAAAGTTCCATTTAACCCTAAAGACAAGTACCCAGATTACGATATGCGCGGGTATTACCTTGCACAACAAAAGGGTCAGGCCGCGTCTGCTGTAAACCCAGTAGACAAGCAATTGCATTACCCTGATACCTACAAGACTCCGTATCACGAATCCTTTAGCCGCGAATCTCAATACGCCAAGGAAGGCGCTCCTAGTTGGAAAGGAGAGAAATTGATTTCTCCAACTGGTGAAATTGTTTACGAAACTAAACCTAAATAAAAAAGTAACTAATATGAAAGCTAAAGCAAAAGGTCTGTACGCCAATATCCATGCTAAACGGGAACGGATAGCTAAAGGTTCTGGCGAGAAGATGCGTAAAGTCGGTTCTGCTGGTGCGCCTACGGCTGAAGCCTTTAGGAAGTCGGCTAAGACAGCCAAGAAGCCAGCCCGCAAGAAAGCGAGATGAAATTCAACCTCAAACAGTTTTATAGCTTTTGTTCTCAACTAAAGATTGAAACTAAAGAGGAAGGCTTAAAGCGCATGGATCATCTCTTAGGGACTCAAACCTATGTGATGAACGAAATTGCGTCTGGCCTAGAAAACGATGTCCATATGTTTGTCATCCTCAAAGGACGGCAGCTTGGCATCACCACGATCTCGCTAGCACTCGATCTGTACTGGCACTTCATCAATCCAGGTCTTCAGGGAACCCTAACAACCGATACGGAAGAAAACAGGGATATGTTCCGGTCTACCCTGTCCATGTACATGGATGGCTTACCCAAGGAATACCGGATTCCCTTGTTAGCGCACAACAGAACACAGCTCTCCCTGAAGAACCGTTCCCGTCTGTTCTATCAGGTAGCTGGCTTACGAGCTAAGGGCAGCCTTGGACGCGGTAAGGCAATTACCTATCTGCACGGTACTGAAACCTCCTCCTGGGGCGATGAGGAAGGTCTGGCATCCCTATTGGCATCACTTGCTGAGAACAACCCTAACCGTATGTACATATTTGAAAGCACAGCTCGTGGCTTCAATATGTTCCACGATATGTATGTGACTGCACGGAAGGCCAGAACACAGAAGGCGATCTTCTGCGGCTGGTGGCGCAATGAGTATTACTCCGTAGACCCCAACAGCAATATCTACAAGGTCTACTGGGACGGAAAGTTAACGCCAGAAGAAAAGGAATGGACAAAAGACATCAAGAAACTGTATGACGTTGAGATCAACTCCCGTCAGATGGCTTGGTGGCGCTGGAAGCTCCTTGAGGGCATCAAAGAGGAATCCCTGATGTATCAGGAGTTCCCGCCCACTGAGGACTATGCGTTCATNATGACCGGCACTAGTTTCTTCAGTAATGCCCGCTGCACCGATGCGGCAAAGATTGCTAAGAAACTCAAGTTTGATTCCTACCGCTACGTCATGGGAGCCAACTTCCAAGATACGCAGGTCATACCCTCAAACGAGCGCATGGCAACCTTGAAGATTTGGGAAGAACCGATTGACACGGCCTACTACGTCATTGGCGCAGACCCAGCCTACGGGTCATCCGACTGGGCTGATCGCTTTTGCATACAAGTATTCAGATGCTATTCAGACGGTATGGAACAGGTGGCAGAGTTTGCAACCAGTGAACTGAATACCTATCAGTTTGCTTGGGTCATTGCCCACCTAGCCGGAGCCTACAAGAACTCAACCCTTAACCTTGAGGTCAATGGCCCAGGTCAGGCAGTTATCAACGAACTGAAGAACCTCAAGCGTCAGGCAGTCGCCATAGGCGGCTCTATGGGACGTTCTCTCATGGATGTCTACGGCAATATGCAGAACTACCTCTGGCGGCGTAATGACACGCTCAGTGGCCCTAGCAACAGCATTGGATGGCTGACCACCAGTGCAACTAAGGAACGTATGTTGTCTTACATGAAGGACTACTTTGAGCGTTCCATGATGGCTATCTATTCGATGGATTTGCTTGAGGAAATGAAGACCATTGTTCGGGATGGCGGTACGATTCAGGCAACCGGACGTAACAAGGATGATCGGGTCATAGCCACTGCCCTTGCGGTAGCGGCCTATGCTGAACAACTTCAGCCCCGTTTGATTAACCAAAAGCTGTCACGGGAGATTTCCCGTAATCAGGAAGATAAAACGCCAGAGCAGATTGCGGTCGGGCGCAATGTGTCTGACTACCTAAAGAAGATTGGCGTCTATGGATAAGGTGATTCCAAAAAAAGACCTGTTGCTTTATATGCAACGGTTTGCCAAAGACAAAGACCGAGGCATCAGCCTTGCTTTGTTTTGCGATCTGGCTGGCATGAGCCTGACGCACTTCAAAAAGGTGTTTCTGTATGAGCAAGACACTTTAACGGAAACCATTCAACGTCGGGTCAGTCGGGCGTACCACACCTATGCCGAGGGCAGGGTACGCATATTCCAAAACAGAGATAACACCCGATATGTTGCATACAGCAAAGACGCTGCGCCAAGAATGAAACGCAGCACTGGCNTACAAGTGGTTAATGGCGAAATAAAGATTAAGTTGGGTATTACTAATAAGGCTGATTATTCAAATCCTACTCTGAATGAAATGCTAGGAGGTAAATGAGATGGGTGTGCTTCACGATTACAAATGTCCCGTACATGGCTATTTTGAAAACAATGTTCCTTCGTGTGTCAACGAAGACTGTCAAGAAACCGTGATGGTGGTCTTTCTACAAGCCCCCAGCATTGGTTCTGAAACCACTAAAAAGAGCGATAAAACGCTGAATCAGTTGGCTATGGATTTCAATATGACCAACATCAAGTCAGCGCGTGAGGGCGAGAATCAAGCGGGTTATTACACCCGTAAGAACACTCAGCCCACAGCGCCTGTTCAATCGCAGAACATCAAGCGAGAACCACGACCTGGTGATGCAGCGGTCTGGGGCGGTGGTATCAATGGTATGAACATGAAGTCTGTTCTGTCCGGTCGATACGGTAAGCCAGTACGCGATGAAGGGGTTGGCATCAATCCGAAGGCGCAAGGCAATTTGACTGGGCCGAGAGCCGCGTCTTACACTCAAGACCACGAAGGTCTTCAGATTAAGAAATAATGCGTATACCAACCAATCATGATGACAGGGAAGATTTTTACCGTGATCTGGTAGAAAAGTGCCTTGTTTCTCTGAATGAGCGTAAGGGAGATTATTCGTCTTTACGCGCTTGGTACTTGTTTGGGGCGGGGCCGGAAGAATCCCCGTCCCACTTTAACAAGATTTATCCGCACATTGACCAACTGACCAGCTTCTTGTATTCGGCTGAAACCACACGTTTTACCATCAACATGGGCGCAAGTGTTCCACAACCGGAACACGTTAAGGTTCCCCGTTTGACACAAGCACTGAACGACGAGTGGCTAAATTCCAATACTGACCAAGTGTTTAGCGCAGCCCTCACCTGGGCATTGGTTTACAACAGTTCATTTATCAAGATTGTTGTCAATAACGGAATTCATCCCTACTTGGTAGAACCCGGCTGCATGGGTGTGTTGCGAGAAGATGTTCCCTACACAGACCGGCAAGAAGCCATTGTCCAGACGTATTACATGACCAAGTCGGAGCTATACAACCGTTTGTATAGTCATCCGAAGCGAGACGCCATTGTTAAACGGATTGGAACGGCAGTTCATACCCGAACAGAAGACATCCCAGAGGGTATCGACCGAATTGTGATGTCGCAGACCAATCCAACCATTTACGGTAACGTCAACCTCGATTTGTACGGCATGAACCGCTACAAAGCCCGCGTTGCGGAAGATACCGTCAAGATGCACGAACTCTGGGTCTGGAACGATGAGATCAGCGATTACAACGTGGTGACGATGGCTGATCCAGATATTTTCATCTATGACCGACCTGGTGAAACCGTATTCCTCAAAGGCGAATTGCCCTTTGTGCAGATTTGCCCAAGCCCACAGTACGATTACTACTGGGGTCAGTCCGAGTACAACGGCTGATCTTGCTTCAGCAGCTCCGCAACGGACGCATGACCGAGATTTTGGACTTGCTATCTAAGCAAGTTAATCCACCTACCGCACTTACCGGATTTACCGGTATCTTGGATGAAAAGAATTTTGCGTTGAATCGCGCTGGTGGATTGCTATCAACCGATATGCCAAACGCTAAGGCAGATCGTTTAGCCCCTGCCATGCCCGCCGAGTTGTTTGAAGTTATTCACGAAGTGGACGCCATGTTTGCGGAAGCCAGTGGTATTTCAAGCATCTTGTCTGGTCAGGGTGAGAAGGGTGTTCGCTCCGCTGGTCACGCCTCGCAGTTAGCTAGATTAGGTTCAAGCCGCGCTAAAAAGCGGGCGCTGATCGTTGAAGACAGCCTTGAGAAAGTGGCAACCATGTATCTCAAGCTCATGCAAGCGTATGACAACACGCACTTCAAGGACGAAGCCGGAAACAAGTTCATTGCCGAACAGTTCACCAAAGACTTTGTCGTTAAAGTAGACGCTCACTCCAATAGTCCAATATTCACCGAAGATTTACGGCAGTTGGCATTTAACCTGTTCAAGACCGGCGCGATTGACAAAGAATCATTGATTGATTTGTTAGAACCGCCGATGAAGCAGCACTTGATTGAGAAACTCAAGAAGCGAGAGAAAGCAGAAGCCGCGCAAGCAGCATTAGCTCCTCCTGCTCAACCGAAAGGCAAGGGCAAACCTGATTTGAAGGCAGTGGAATAATGGCTAGAAAACCAGAGGTTTCCTCAACC